GATGAAATGGGTGTTTCCCCGGCGCAGTATTTCGCACCGTACAAAAACCAGATTGAAGGCATGTTGGGTAGGCAGGTAAATATGTTGGAGGAGTTCTCTGACGTTATTGAGTACATGCCTGATACTGGTTCGACTACTTCTCGACCTATGACTCTTTCTGAAGTACGCAAGTTTGTTCGTGGGTTACCTGAATGGCAACAGACTGATGATGCGAAGAACCAGGCTAAGTCTTTATCTTATGCGATAGGTAAGACATTTGGAGAGGTAGCGTAATGGCTGAAGAAGATACCGTATTAACTGATGATGCTATAACAGCAGCGCAAGAAGAACAAGACAACCGAACTGCTTTCCAAATAATAAGCGACACGTTGGAGCAATACGGATTAAGTAGCTTGGGTCCGAAAGCATGGCAAATGATGTTAGATGGGACACCCCCTGATTCAGTGTTATTCGATTTACGCCAAACAGGTGAATACAAAGAACGCTTTAAGGGCTTAGAAATGCGTCGATTAAACGGTTACAGTCCAATGAACGAAGCACAATACATTAACTACGAGAAAAATACCAGGCAATTAATGTTAGAAGCCGGTATCCCTAGAGCCTTTATGGAAGATGACGACATAGCTGAATTTATAGCTAACGACGTTTCTCCTAACGAATTAGGCAACCGTGTCGCTATGGCAGCATCAGCAGTAGCTAACGTAAACCCTGAATTAAAGAACCAGCTTCGAGAATTGTACGGCATAGGCGCTGCTGGCGAAGGTGAATTAATTGGATATTTCTTAGACCCCGAAAGAGGAGTTAACGCTATCGAACAACGGTTGCAGCTAGAATCTGCCGGGTTATCAGCAGCAAGTGTCCAAGCTACAGGGCAAGGAATTAAAGCAAACGTGGCTAAACAGTTAGCTGGACAGAACGTTCAACAACGAGAAATCACAGCCAGGTTAGCTCCGCAAGCTGGTTTAACACAAGCAACGTTTAGCGACCAGGGTGTAGCAAGTTCAGAATTAGCAGCAGCAGAGTTTGGATTAGACCCTGAATCTGCTGCTCAGATACGCAGGTTACGGCAACGTAGGCAAGTAGGAGCAATGCAAAAGGTTGGTGGTTTGATGACCAACGTTGGAGCGTCTGGTCTAGGATCAGCACAAAATCAATAGCCTATAGACGAAAACCTTAAATTTGTTTATATTTACTTATGTGATCTGCCCCATTAAGAGGGTGAGCCGTTCACATAAAAATTAAACTCCGCTAGCATTCCACCGTTGTTAGCGTGTATGAGAAGGTGAGTGACATAATGGAAAATGAGTCTACAGAAACGGAAGAAGTTTCTAGTACTGAATCCAAACCAAATTGGCGTAGAGATCTCGAAGCGAAAGCTAAGAGAGCTGATGAGCTTGAAGCGCAAGTTCAGCAGATGCAACGTAAAGAAGTGTTTCGTGATGCTGGTCTGAATCCAACGGATAAAATGACTGAGTATTTTATGAAAGGCTACGAAGGCGAGTTATCTGTCGAAGCGATACAAGCTGAAGCTAATAGCGCAGGTTTATCGAATGTGGTAAGCCAGGCGAATACGTCTTATTCGGAGCAACAGGCGCAGTTTGCACAGCAAGTTGAAGCGGAGCGTAGAATCGCTGAAGCTGGTGATGATGCTGGTCCTGTGGCAGATCCTCAATTCGAGAGTTTAATTAGACAAACTAAAAATGCTGATGAATTGCGACAGTTGTGGGAATCTAATGGCGGTACTTTTAACGCAATGACGTAAGGTAGGCTCCAAAATTTAATTGGAGAATAGCCTAATGGCAATAACACAAATGAGTTCGCTGAACTCCGCTGGTAATGCAGCGTTTGAACAGCTCGCTTACTTTGCGTTGCGATCACAACCTCTTTTCGAGATGGTTGCGGATGTGAAAACCACAAACCAATCGCACGCTGGAGCAAGCGTTAAGTTCACAACGTATGCTGACGCAGCTCAAATCACTTCAGCAATCTCCGAAACCGCTGACATCACTCCTGTAACAATGAGCGATTCACAGGTTACGGTAACACTTGCTGAATACGGTAACACCATGCAAACAACCGCTAAAGCACGCGGAACCAGCTTCTTAAACATAGATGCTGATGCTGCGAACATTATCGGTTACAACATGGGTGACAGCCTCGATCACATCGTTCACGACGTTGTGACTGAAGGAAGCAACGTACTATATGGTGGCGATGCCACAGCTACAGGAGAACTAGCAGCAGGTGACATTATCACCGCTGATCTCGTTCGACAGTGTGTAGCTAACCTTAGAACTGCTTCTGCACCTGCGTTCAACGGCAACGTTTACGTTGGATTTATCCACCCTGACGTTTCTTACGATCTGCGGAAAGCTACAGCCGTAACTGACGTTATTCAACATCAAATTCGCCAAGACGCTGCTGCTGTCCGACAAGGTAGCATCGGTACATTCGGTGGAGTTGACTTTATTGAAACACCAAGAATCACGCTAACAGCGGATGCTGGTGCTTCAAATGTTGATGAATACAAAACTGTAATAGTTGGTAGACAAGCTCTTGCGAAAGCACACAGCCGGGCAGCCGGTTTCGGTGCTGATCCAAGCATAGTATTCGGTCCTGTAACCGACAGCTTGCGTCGATTCAACACAGTTGGTTGGTATCACCTTGTAGGATATGGTCGCTTCCGTGAAGCATGTATCCGAAGGATTGAAACATCATCCTCAATAGGAGCTAACTAATAGTTCCTAATTAGGTAGTTTGGGAAGGCTGACTTTACTGGGAGGTTAGCCTTCCCTCTATCTTTCTGTATTCGATTATATTATTATTGGACATCATGAATGATGAACGAGTAGATGTTGCGATAACCCCGGAACCGATTGAAGCCAGGGTCGTAACAGACGAGGAGAACGCTGATGGCTAGCGGACTTTATGGAATAACTTTTCTAAATGCTTTGAAGAACACGCTGGCTTTAGACCTAGACAGTGACACACTGAAGGTCATGTTGGTGACTTCTTCTTATACGCCGAACTTTGGCACACATGACTTTAAGGATGATGTGTCTAATGAGGTTTCCGGTACTGGCTATACTTCTGGTGGTGCGACGCTTGGTAGCGTTACGGTCACCCAGTCTGGTGGTACGATTACGTTCGATGCTGCGGATACTGCGTGGAGTTCTTCTACGATTACCGCTAGAGGCGCTGTGATTTATGACGATACTTTATCAAGTGATCCGTTGATTGCATATATTGATTTTGGCGCTGATTATTCTTCCAGTAATGGCACGTTTACTATTGCGTGGAATGCTAGTGGCATTTTCACGATTGATTTAACTCCATAAGAGGTGACTGATGGCAACTAGATATCCGGGTGATTTAGACAGAGATCCCAATGAGCTTCCTGATAATGTAGCTGATTCTGATACGCTTGATTCTCCTAATCATGCGACGATTCATAATAATGTAAATGGCGCTGTTCTTCAGATCGAGGAGAAGCTGGGTATTGGTGATACGACTGCTTCTGCTGGTGCTGTGTTACATGGTACGGCTGCTGGCACGTCTGCGTGGACTACTGATCCGTCGATTGTTGGTTCTTTGTCGGTTGCTAAGGATTCTGCTGATGCGGTGATTAATTTAACTGCTCATCACGATACTGAGGCGACTGCTGCTGAGTTGACGTTGCGTAAGTCGGATGGGTCTAAGGCTTCTCCGGCGCTTGTCGATGATAACGCTGTTCTTGGTAAGGTCATGTTTCAGGGTTATGACGGTAATTCTTGGGCTACTGGTGCTGTTATCCAAGCATTGGTAGATGGTACAGCAGCAGATGGCGATATGCCGACGGAGTTGTTGTTCCAGGTTACTCCTGATGGGGGTTCGGAAACTCCTGCTACTGCTTTGACGATTAGCCCTGCTAAGAAAGCTACGTTTGCTGGGGCAGTTGAAATTGATGGAGCTACTGATTTAGATGGCGCTGTTCAGATTGATAACACGGTTACTGTCGGTGTTGATGATACTGGACATGATGTTAAGTTCTTTGGCGCTACGGCTGGCAAGTACATGGAGTGGGATGAGTCAGCGGATCAGCTTGATGTGACTGGCTCGCTTGATGTTACTGGTAATACTTCAATGGTTGGGACACTAACTGTAGGTGTTAATGACACTGGGCATGATGTTAAGTTCTTCGGTGCTACTGATGGAAATTACATGGAGTGGGATGAGTCAGACGACCATCTTAACGTCAAGGGTCAAGTTTATATTGGTACTGCTGTTGACAACATAGCTAATTTGGGTAGCATTTCTCTGGCTTGCGGTAGCGATTCTGATGTTACTCCTAGTGACAGTCACTGGAATGGGCATTTTACGATTGACGGTAACGGATATAAAGGCGGTATAAGCCTTGACGGTGACGCTATGTGGCTTGGTCATGATTCAGGAAGTAGGGATATCTACTTTGCTATTGACGGAGCTAAGAAAGCTGGTGTTACTAGTTCAGGTCGGTTTATTGTTTACGGAAACCATGACTTTACTATTCAATCTTCAACGTCTACAGGTAGAGAAATTATGGAGTTCCGATCAGGTACTTCTTTAACGTCTGGCGCTGGGTACAACATGTACGCAGATAATGATTCGTCTAATGCGAATAAGCACATTTTTTTCTGCGACTCTACAACTCCCAGATTAACAGTAACTTCATCAGGTATAACAGTTGGCGGTTCGCTTAGTAAATCTTCTGGTTCGTTTGATATACCTCATCCAACTAAAGGTGGGGATTGGCGACTTAGGCATTCATTTGTTGAAGGACCAACAGCGGATAACATTTATAGAGGAACTGCCACAATTAGTGGAAGCTCTGTATCAATAGACCTTGACGCTGTTTCAGGTATGACAGATGGTACATGGGAAGCGTTGAACACTAATCCTTGGTCGATGGTGGCTAGTTCTGGCAATGCTGTTACTTGGGCGCTATCAGGTAAGACTTTAACAATTACTGGACCTAACGGAGCAGTTTGTTCTTGGATGGTAATTGGGGAACGCAAAGATACGTCAATCATTGAAAGCGATATAACAGACAGTAATGGTAAGCTGGTAGTTGAATACGAGCAAGCTCCAATAACAGAGGAAGAAGAATAACAAGATGCAACTCAGCCCAGTAGAGATACTTCAAGAAGTGCAAAAACAATTCCCTAAAGAATTGATGATTTGCGTACAAGCAGTCCAGATTAGAAAGTTAACAGAAGAACAAGATGATACCGACGACGAACAGTAGCATAAACACTAAACTTCTACACCCTGAGTTCAAACGCAGGTTAGAAGCGTTTTTCGCTGATGATAGAATCGCTGGTCGGGTCAAGGTGGTGTCGGCTGTACGCACCTACGCACAACAAAAATACTTGTACGATGGGTACAAAAGTGGCAGACCTGGTTTCAACCTAGCAGCCAACCCTGACCGCAAAACAGCGTCAGGCTTTCAAGGCTCATACCACATGCAGCAACCAGCGTTCGATAACTGGGGTTATGCCGTTGACTTTAGAATTACTGGTCGAGGTATCAGTACTTCTCAAGTGAACGCCATAGCAAAATCTTATGGCATGGTCGCATACGTCCCCGGAGAGTGGTGGCATCATCAGCCTTGCAAGGTAGTTAAAGGCAAGATTCAGTGGTTTGATGCTCCTGCTTTGAAGGGAACGAAAGCTAAGAAGAAAGCCAAGCAAGACGTTAAAGGCATTGGCGCTGCGTTAGCTGAAATAGAAGAACTCATCCGACGACACCCATTGAAGAAAGGCTCGAAAGGGCAACCTGTGAAAGTAGTCCAGGGGCTTCTTGGCAATAAGGGGTTGTATCGGTACAAAGTCGATGGAGATTTTGGGAAACTTACGAAGAAGGCTGTTGTAGAGTTCCAGAAACGTCGTCTATTATATGTTGATGGGATCGTTGGTCCTAATACCTGGAAGGCTTTATTAAGAAAATGAAAGAATACCTAGATTTACTTGAACGCTGCGGAGCGACGTTCGTGCAAGCAGCAGTAGCCACAATCAGTGGTAACTCCTTCCTTGAGATGGGCGTAAGCAACTGGAAACTCGTTGTAGCTTCCGGGTTCGCTGCCGTATTATCGGTTCTTAAAGGTTGGGCTGCTACTAAAATTGGGGATAGTTCGTTCTCACTTGTTGGTCGCAAGACTCAAGCTGAGGAGACTCTTTACGGCGACGAATAAGTGGGGATAGCAGGTGACAATAAACTACAGTTCATCTGCGGTTACCTACGCAAGTTCAAGCGTCAAGTACACCCAGTCGGATACAACAGTAAGTCCTTCGGTGATAGCCGGAGTTGCTGCTGTACCGGCTGTGACCGTGACAGCCTTTGCGACTGCTGCCGTTGCGGTGATTGCAGCTACGACGACTGCACCTGCACCGACTGTAACAGGGATAGGTAATGTAGCTCCTGGTGTGGTAGCGACTGCTGCCACGATGCCTTCAGCGACTATTTCAGGGGCAGCGAACCTAGCCCCTGGTGTGATTGCTGGTGTTGGTGCTATGCCATCGGCAACTATTTCAGGTACAGCTAGTATTGCTGCTGGAGTGATCGCTGGGGCTACTACAACGCCTTCAGCGACGATTTCAGGGACAGGTAATGTTGCACCTGCGGTGGTGGCTGCTACGGCTTCTACGCCGTCTGTGACGGTGCAAATGGATCAGAGCATAGCCGTATCTACAATCAACGCTACATCATCTGTAGATCAACTGTTATTCCACATAAAATACGTTCCTGTATATGAAAATACGGTTCCAACATTAGACGTTCCAAGGTTCCCAGTTATTAGCCCTGCTAGGAACTTGGCTAGATTCTATCCTCCAACGCCTAGAGGGGTTAATATATTTATATTAAACGATGGGTCGGTAACGACTCGACAACCGGCAGATGCGAGTACAGTTTCTCGGACAATACATGGTGGGCATGAATCCCCTACTGATTTTACAGAAGATGAACTAAATTCGTTAAAAAATGCTGGTTACGAAATAGAGGTTGAGGGTTATGCCACGGTATGACTATAGATGTAAACAATGTGAAAATGTTGAGGAAATAATACATGGCTTTGATGATGAGCATTCGTTTCATTGCGTTGACTGTGGGCAGGCAATGATTAAACTTATTTCAGGTGTGAACATTGCGCCTTCTGCTATGCCTTCTCGTAACTCTGTTATTGATTTAGATGCTACGAAGAAAGCTGATAAGGCTAAAGATGCTGATATGGATGCGTATAAGCGTTTGCGTCAGAGTGGTGTGCAACCTAAGTCTATTAATGGTTCAGCGCATTTAGAGAAACATGCTGAGACTAAGAGCGAGATTCAGGCAGGGCGTGTGTATTCCAGCGACGTAAGCAGAAAAGAAAGTGAACGACTTATGGATAGTATCGAGGCGATATGACAGCTCAAACGTGGATAGAAGAAACAAAGAATTTGCTCCTCACCGATTATGTTGAGGAACATGACGTATTAGCTACAGGGGTTAATGATTCTGCGACAACTTTGAATTTTACTTACGATACTGCTGGGATTGTAGAGGGTTCACTTATTGAAATAGGCACAGAACTTATGTATGTGTTCAGCGTTAACGCTACGAATAATGATGCTACGGTTAAACGTGGTTTCCGTGGTACTACCGCTGCTAATCATAGTTCAGGTGATTTAGTGACTGTTAATCCTAAGTTCCCTGCACAACTTGTGTTAAACGCTATCAACGATGAGTTAGCTGATTTGTCATCTCCTCAGAATGGTTTGTATCAGATGAAAACCGTTGAGTTCACTTACAATGTAGCTCAAGATGGCTATAACTTAACTGATGTGACTGATGATATTCTTTCGATTTATCAGGTGACGTATACAGATGTTGGTTCTGAGAACACAGAGCCGGTCTTACCTACCTGGACTTTACGTCGAGATCGCAAGACCAGTTCTTTCGCTTCAGGGTATGCTTTGGTTCTTCACGATGATGCTTCTTCTGGGCAAGCAGTAAGAGTCCAATACAAGACAGGGTTTACCGCGTTAGCTGCTACTTCTACTGCGTTAAGTACGGTTGGCTTGCACGCATCAGCGTATGATCTGCCGTCACTTGGAGCAGCGTTACGATTAATGTCTACTCGACCTGTCCGACGAGAGTTTATAGATGAACAAGGGTCTAGTCGTAGAGCAGATGAAGTTCCTGCCGGTGCTATATCTGCTTCTATGCGTGACCTTCGAGCATTGCGTGACACCAGGATAAACGCTGAAGCGACTCGTTTAGATACTCAATATCCTACGTTCTGGCAGCGATCAGGTGGTAAGACTCAGAACTCTGTATATAGAGGAGTCTAAATGGCGCATAGAGCTGAACGGCTGCCAGTTACTTTGACGATAGACGCTACTGAGCGTGCATATAATATCGACGTTGACCAGTATCGCCGGACTACTATCCCTACTTTGCGTGAGCAGAGGGACATGTCTAGCGAACCTGGTGAGCAGTCGATTGATAACCAGTTTTGGTTGAGGTCGCAGACTGATTGGTCGTATGGTGCTGGGCAACAGTTCTTTGACCATGCTAATTCTAATCGGAGCAGGTTTTATTCTTCTGTTGGTGTGGATGTGTGGACTGAAGGCAAGATTTCTTTGTTGCCTATTTGCGAGTCTAAAAATGACACGTTTGCGTGGACTGATGTAAAGATGAAAATACTTGGGTCGTACATGTACGTTGCTCAAGGAACCGATTTGTTTTTCTCTAATTCGTTTAACTCTGCTGACGCTGATGTCAACTGGTCAACGGTTACAGCTTTAGCAAGCGCTCAAACAATAAGCGACATCACAACAGATGGATCTAAAGTGTTTATTGCTTATGGTTCTAATAGGGTCGCTGCGAGTGTGAACCTTGGGGCGACAACACAACCTGCAAGTTTCGGTTCGTTAAACCCTGACATTGTAAGAGTTGTCGGGGGTCGATTATTTTTCTTAGATGGAGCGAACATAGCTGAAGTGAACTCCAGTGGTGCGAAAGTTTCAAGCAGCCTTGATTCAACCATCCCTCAAGCAGGTGGAAGTTGGGTTACTGTTTGTTCAGGTCCAGTAGGATTTTACGCAGCCGGTAACGCTGCTGATACAGGCTTTATTAGCTTTATTTCTGTAGCTGCTGCTGATGGTTTGCTTGACGAACCACAACAAGTAGCTGAACTGCCCAGGGGTGAGAAGATTAATGACATGGTTTCTTATGCTGGCATACTTGCGTTAGCGACTACGAAAGGGTTGCGTATTGCTGGTATCGACGCAGGTTCAGGAGCGGTAACGTATGGTCCTGTTATCGACGACGTTGGGCAAGTGTATAGTTTGGCTGCTGATGAACGGTTTGTGTGGTTTGGTGGCGGTTCAGGCAAAGTGTATCGAGCTGATCTATCAAAGTTTACTGAAACGTTGGTCCCTGCGTGGGCTTCTGACATTGTTTCTGTGAAGGATGGGACATCTGGTGGCGCTGACGCTACCCCCGGAAACGTTGCTTATGTTGCTAGAGCGTTAGGGAAAACATATTTTACTGATTCTACTAATGGTGTGCAGGGTGAGAAATCAACAGGTGAGTTGGCAGCTACAGGCACAGTGGTTGTCGGCGATGTTAGTTGGAATAGCCAATTCGATAAAGTGCTTCGCAGTATTGAGTTGCGTCAAGCACCATCATCGTTGTCATCTACAAGTAACCAATACAGTGGTTCAAGCGTCGAATACAGTGGTTCTGAAGTGCAGTATTCTGTGGCTGGGACAAGCGCAGGTGGGACAACTACGATAACGGTTACAAACGATGAAAATGTGTCTGTTACAACATCGACGTTAGCTAATAAAACCCCAGTGAATATCACGACGCTTGTCCCTGAATTATCAGAAGCATTCAAATTGCAATTAAACTTGACTAGAGATGGCACAGTAACAGCAGGACCGCAAATAGAGTCTTGGAAAATCAAAGCGTTCCCTGCCCCTACAAGAGTCGATGAAATAATAGTCCCTATTATCCTCAAAACGAGGGTAGCTACATCCAGGGGTAGAGGTTCAGCAGCAGCGTATGACACGAAAGCTGAATACAATGCGTTGAAAACAGCTATGACGAATAGAGAAGTAATCACCTATCAGGAAGGTTCCCAGAGTGACACTTGCGTAATTGACCAGATAGCCATGTCAGCAGAGAAATTATCTGACGATGGCAACTGGTGGGAAGGGGTATGCACCCTTCGACTACTAACTGTCCCCTAGAATGGTTATATGACCAAAATTCTGTATTACGACATTGAAACGGCTCCTAACCTTGCGTATGTGTGGGGGCATTATGACCAAACAGTTATCGCCCATGAACGAGAGTGGTACATTATGTGCGTTTCGTATAAATGGGAAGGAAAGAAACGGACAAAGGTCTGTTCATTAGTTGACTTTTCAGAAACTTACGATAAAGACCCTGAAAATGACTTCCATGTTGTCAAGAAGTTATGGGAATTGATCGACGAAGCTGATGTGGTTATAGCCCATAACGGAGATAAGTTTGATATGCGTAAAGCCAATGCCAGGTTTCTGAAACATGGGCTTGGTCCACCGTCACCTGTTAAATCTGTTGACACGTTGAAAGTAGCTCGTAAGTATTTCATGTTTAATTCAAATCGTCTTAACGATTTAGGGAAACATTTAGGACTTGGGCAAAAAGTTGATACTGGAGGCTTTGAAACTTGGGCTGGTTGTATGAGAGGTAGTAGGAAAGCATGGAGAACAATGATTAAATACGCACGACAAGATGTAGATTTGTTGCGTCAAGTGTATTTAGCGTTACGCCCCTGGATAAAGAACCATCCGAATTTGAATATCTTCACGAAAGAACATGCTTGTCCTAGTTGTGGTTCGTATAATCTTCAGCGTAGAGGCTATAGGACTACGAAAGTTAGCCGTTTCCAGCAATGGCAATGCAATGATTGTAAGTCTTATAGCAGAAGTCGAGTGGCTGATAAAACAGAGAAACCCTCTATCGTTCCATAAGTGGTAATTGTATTCTGGGGGTATGGCTAGGTTCTTTTTTGTCATGTCTCGAATACTATTTGCGACCATGCTTATCGTGGCGTTTATTTCCCCTGTCGGAGCGCAAGCTGAGAACGTTACGACTTGTGTAGAGGATGAAGAAAATGATTTATTAAGCTGCACCGTGTGGGTTAATGAATTTGAGAACGGTCCTACGTTTACGTTGGAAATAATTGAGGATCAGACCCCGATAAATGCTATTACGTTTACGTCGATGACTTGCGATGATTGGGATAACGCGCCTCACGCTTACGCTGCCGATCCGCACATCTGGTTGTACAGCGTTGATAGTGAAGGCAATTTGACTCTGGTTGCAGATGATGATGACTCTGCTCCGCATAACGATGGGAGTAACATGTGTTGGGATAGCCAGTTAACGCCTACGTTAGACATAGGAACGTACCAGTTAAGAGCTGATGCTTTTGATACGGATTATATAGGAACGTACACGATGGAATTGTCCGGGGGTTCTTGGTCTTTGGATTCAGAACCAGAGCCTGAGCCTGAGCCAACTCCTGAGCCTACGCCTGAACCTGTAGAACCTACGCCTGAACCAACACCGGAACCGGAACCAACGCCTACGCCTGTAGAGGAAGTTGAGCCTCCCATAGATGAGCCTATTCAAGATCCGACTCCAGACCCAGAACCAGAACCCACACCCCCATTGGAAATACCCACGCCAGAGCCAGAACCTCAACCAACCCCAGATTTACCCCCAGTGATAGAAGAACCAGTATGGACCCCACCCCCAATAGACATAGTGGAAGAAGAAGAATACCCATTTGAAGATGATATCATCTGGGATTTCGACGATATAGATTGGGAAGAATACGAGTTTGATTTAGATGAATTTGAAGAAGAAGAAGAAGAAGATTTTATAGACGAGGAGTTTGAAAATGAATTTGAAGAAGAAGAACGATTTGAAGATATGGATGACACGTTTGATGAGGAATTTGAACCAGAGTTTGAAGAACTTATGGAACCGGATGCCGAATTGGTTGAGGAAGATGTTCTAAACTTAGAAGAAGATATTGAGTTTGTCCTGGAAGAAGATTTTGAGGACATCGAGGAAATAGATTTTGAGGAGTTAGACGCTGATGAGCTTAGTGACGAAATTCTGGATGAGATACTTCAAGATGGAGAGAACGTTGAGGTCTTTTTTGAAGAAGTCTTAGAGGATAACGAAGAGTTCTTTGAGGAGGCTTCCGATGAGGAGGTAGAGGAACTTTTTGAGGCAGCCCCGGAGATCTTTAATGAAGCATCCGACGAGGTTAAAGATGAGCTGGAATCTGAAATCAACGTGTACGCTGGTGGTCTTGAAACCTATGTCGCTGAAGATTCAACGATCACTGTTGAGGATCGTCGGGTAGTGATCGCTGTTACATCCGTTGCTACAATAGCTACTGGAGCTGCAATCGCAAGACCTACACCTCCACCCCCCACCCCAAGACCTACCCCAACACCTACCCCCCGACCTAGCAGCCCACAAGCTGCTGCTCCCAGTGGTCCAGATACCCCTAGGAGAAAACTGAAAGATGATAAAGCGTAGATTAAAGCGGATGACAAAGGAGATTTTCGCTTTGTCGCTAACTGCTGGCTCAACAGGTATTGTGCTGGTGACGTTAAGTGGGGAGACAAGAGAGTACGGTATTTGGCTGACTGTCGGTTCTTTTATTTGTCACATGGTTGGTGTATGGATCGAATGGAAAGATGATTAAGGTATGGATAGACCAGGATCTATGCACAGGCGATGGTTTATGCGCTGAGATCGAACCAGCTATTTTTGAAATGCATGATGATGGGTTAGCGTATGTTAAAGAGGTAGGCTGGTCAAATATCCTTAATGGAGGAACGGAACCTGCGTTGCAGATGGCTGATGGTACAGCAACCGTACCTGAGAATCTACTAGCTAATGTCATAGACGCAGCAGAGGAATGTCCAGGAGAATGCATATTTCTGGAGGTTACATGAGTCTCGAAGCGTTGTTCTTGCTGATACTTACTGGTTGCCTTCTTCCTTGGATGGCGTGGGTATCAACCGTTCTTATCAAAATTGAGATTCGTTTAGCCAGAGGAGATGAAGTCCTAGACAATGTTGAAGATCAATTAAAAGACCATGAACAACGTATTAGAGTGTTAGAGCAACGCTGTTAGACGAGTAAAGAGCAGAACCTCCCCTCTAAGGAAGAAAAGGGGAGGTTCTGAACCAATTATCAAAGGAGGAATCCTTATCAAAAATAATTCTATAGTGCCACCTGTGTTACCGCAACCTTATGTAAGATTAATTTATGGATTGGCGAGACAAAAGTTCGTGCAAAGGATTGACAGAGATTTTTTACAATGACTCTTACAGAACTAAATGCCGGACAATATGTAACCATTGCAAAGTCCAAAAAGAATGCTTGGAAGAATCCATTGAACTTGAAGATATCAGTCAACCGTTCTTTGGTATACGCGGTGGCATGATACCGAGTGAACGTATCCGTTGGCGTATGCGTAGAATAAATATGAATTTGGATTAAGAACAAACCCAGTGATGCCAACTGTTAGGCGACCTATAGATAAGGTATCCGCTAACAAATATATTAGCTCTAGGGTCGAAGGGGCTTGCTCCTTCAAAGCCAGCGGATCTGGCTCTTGACTCCCACCAGGTTGACATTTGCTGCATAAGTCCTGATGCTCCGCTTGGATTATACGCATCTGGGTCACCACCTGATTCGCATTCCATGATGTGCAAAAACCTATTTATATCGCTAGTACGACCCCCATAATAGGTCACAGCTTCGGTAACCAGCCCCCTGTAGCGTTCGACTTCTGGTCTAAACGTGGCGTTAGGGCTGATAGTTGAGTACAAGCGTACTGGTATGTTGCGTTCCATAGCCCATTGCCGATGATGCTTGTGCGTAATGCGACCATACACGCCATCCTGGTCAATACCCATCCAGTATTGCAACCATCTAACCCTGGAGCTTTCCTCTAACCACTCGTACTCTGTCGATAACGTAGTTTCTTCAAGCGCATCCCATTGTATGTAAGGTTCGCTTGGCGTAAAGGTCAGAGCGCACAGGTATATCAAGCAACTAAGCATCACTTAATTCTGTTTCCCAGCATTGTTCGCACATCCACATGTTAGTTCTTGCCCCGATCATTTGCTCTCTGAAAGAAGCAGATGTGTTTGGCCATACTATTTGTACTAGTTCTCCTCGCATGTAACGTTCCCATTTTGTTCCGTGGACCAACACAGCTTGCTCTGTGGAACATGCGTAGCATGTCAGTTCTAAACGTTTATATACTGTTACCATTTCAACTCCAAGCTGCGTAAGGGTCAGCGTATTGCCGGTAAACGGCAAGCATTTGCGCTGCGAAATCCGCATCCATCACAGCTACTTTACCTACCTGCTTACCTACAACGCTTCTACGGTCACCATGTATACAGAACAACATCCATTCTGCATCTGCTTCTCTAGCTACTTTGCGGACTTTGGACACCCACGGAAAAATAGTCCATCGCTTACGATACTTGACTTCAATTATGAGTCCAGTTACCCCCAACTGAATATCGTGTGATTCTTTTCCCGCGGGTGTCCTTACTGCATCTCCATGCCCCCAACCATTTAGCAACGCAACTATCTCGTTCTCTCCTGTAGTTCCCTTCTGTTTGGCTTTAGACACTAACATCACCGCCGTAATAGGACTCTATATAGGTATCTAGCATTCGTCTAATCATACCTGAACGTGACCTACCCTCATCTAAAGCCAGGTTGTCAATCTGTTCAGATAGTTGACTAGGGATTCTTATAGCTATCAATTTATCATTCTTCATACATCTCATCTCCACAGTTAGGGCAACAGCCCCGATTCTTGACTATGACAGAACCAATGTAGAATCGGCAATTCTGGCATAAGATCAAGAACGGTGACCTGTTGCGTAGTTTCTCTTTCTTCTGGTTAAAATCCTCGAACAATGGTTAGAACCATTCTTCTGTTTCCATGTCTATAGGTTTACCATCAACAATCGCAGTTTTACCCTGCCACTCATCTCGCTTGCCTTCTCTGACAACGGTAGCGATATCCCAAACAGAACAAGACCAACCAGTCTTAGTAGTCCCATCTTTCGCTTTATAGGTACGGCTAGAGAATTTGCCACGGACAATGACCCGGCTTCCTTTAGACGTTTGGTTAATGATCGCATCAAAATGATTAGTGCTTCCATCTTTTGACTCCCAGGAGGTCAAATCGCACCATATCGTTTCGGCATCCTTGGTGGGCTGGTAGGCAAGAGCATTTTCAATTACTTGCTTCCCAGTGGATTCTATAACCTTGGTACTCCATTCTCTGCCAAGGTTCCCATGTGCATAGCTTATTCCTTCATTCAGAGTCATTTGACCCTCCTTCTATTTCTTGTTGTTGTTTAATTAGGTGATCGTGTAGAACGTACATGCCGGTTCCCTGACCGCCGTCTACCCACAGCTCAAGGCAACATCCCAGCTTTTCCGCTGCACGCCGGTAAGAGTTCGCCTCTATACATTGTCCTCGAAAGCCTTGTGATTTGTTGTTGCTAGGTCCGTCGTAGTCTCCTGTTGATTCAACAACTGTCCATCTACCATCTATATGCACTTCTAAACGCCACACTTGTGCTTCTAAGTTGCCGTCTTTGTCAAAGATGTCTGAATCACGAACCTTAGACCAGTTGTGTGGACCTACAGCAGCCAACAATAGTTGCGTCACATTGGCATGACTGACAAACGCCAAGTCTCTGCCAGCTTTAGGTTTCGTTTCAACGAACCTTCTACTAACAGGTTTAGTTAACTGTATTAATTGTTTCATACTATTACCTCCTCCGCTAAATTACCTGCATGGTACTTAGCTACATCTATACTAACTGTTCCTGGTCCTAAGATCTGACACAAAGCGTTATGATTACAGTATCTACAGTTCCAAGGCTGACCTTTCTTAGCTCCGTAAGCCGGTGGACTAGTCACTTCGTAAGCGCCCCTATCATCATCAAACACTATCGGTGCGCTAATGTTGCCCTCAGTTATATCAGCTTGCACACCCCTAAAGACATCAAGTTCTTCATGTGCCAAATCGTAAGGGGTAATACCATATTCAGGTATCGGTTCATTGAACGGTATTATCCATTCCAGAACGTCACCCTGCTTCGTACCTGACCTGAAATCAGATTCCTTAGCTATGTACACCATGTGTATATCTGATATAGGTTTCTCCGAACCCAACGCATACAACGATGCCTGCGCCAAATGATCCAACTTAGGCATATCGCTTTCCTTCGCGAGCTTAAAACCAAAGCCCGAAAGAGTCTTAATTTCCAAAAGCCTAAAGTAGCCTTCATCAAATTCAATAATGCCATCACAGCTACCACTCAAGCTAACGCCAGTACCACTTAAATCTATAGCTGTTTCGTACTCACCGCCAAGTTTCGATAAACACGCTTCTTGCACAGCTTCGTGCATGTGTGTTCCCATAGCAAACGCCATCAATGTTTGTTCGGAGTAGTCATGGACCATTGGCAGCTTGACAGCGCTAAACGCACGTTGCCTAGTGCAATTTCCACTGTCACTGATACGAAACGTGGTATTGCACGCTGTTGGCTTTGGTCCTTCCTCCTTGTTCTTCTCACGCAGATAACCACCATAGGCGCTCTGCACATCACATGTTCTTCTCATACTTCCTCCTAAATGTTATATAAAGCAATACGTTAATAGTAGCATAAATGTATGACAGAAACTCTCAGGTATAGCGAGAACAAGTAAAATTCCTACCCCAGAACCCAAAAATTCCCCTACCGATTGCTCGATAGGGGAATTTCCGGTTAGTTGCTATGTACAAATACCACAGTTACCAGCACAGTAAGAATCTTCACATCTTCTCATTTGTGGTTCATCCCAGTAGTCGTTGTACTCGTACAACAATTCACCTTCTTCGTTATACTCAGCTCGTCTAACCATTATTCACCTTCCTTGCATTTCAAAGTGGAACTTCTCAGCCAAACGGAGCAAATCCTCTATAGTTTGCTCCTTATCAAAGCTTTCTGTCCCTGCTAGGTGACACCATCCATTAGTGTCACTCCATTTCCATACAGACCCAAATTGCATATTACGCTGTATGGTCGCTTTGTATAGCGCTATTTCCACATCTTGGAATCTAAATATGGATTCAATAACTTCTGGATTTCCATACTTTTCTTTTTCCTCAAATAGGATAATTTTTTTAGCCATCATATCTTTCCTTATTTCTCTCAGTGTTTAACGATTTGCTAGACACTAGGAAGGACACCTTACGATGTCCGACCCACTACCTAGCTACATCAATTATTTCCCCGACGTTGTTCGTACATGTCAATAGCCCCTTCTAGCTCATCTTCAGACAGGTTGCTGTATTTCTTGGTCAGAGCAGGAGTATTGCCATCAAAGTAGGTAGCTCCTCCATTGCCGTCATTCCAAATTGAACCTTCGTCGGTTTTAGCTTCATAGCCAACGCCACGACGAGTTTCCCAATATCTGATATTTGTTACGTTAATCATGCTTTTACTAGGATTCATAGAGAACATTCCCTTCGTCATCTTCAACATAGGTAATCCATGCGTCTACGCATTCACCTAACTCATCAGGTGCAAGTGGATGTAGCAAATCTTGTATGCAGTCACCATCTTCGTATTCTATTTCTTCAGTAGTTTCATTCTCGTATAAGAACGACCACTGTACTGTTACTGTCTTACTCATTACTCACTCTCTCTTTCTTCAATATACCAATCATACAAATTGTGCCTAGATGGTTTCCCAAACTCAGCGACAAACTCTCTACGCTCATTAGCTATGAATGACTTACACTCACGATAGTTATTTGACTCAAATAGTGGATACTCTTGTTCTGGTAAGCATCCATCTATTCCATACCATACGTTATATTTCATTACTCACTCTCACTTTCAGGTATAGAGGGGACATGCAGAATTTCTGTGTTCCCTATGGTTTTCTCTGCGTTACGCAAATCTCGTCTAATCGCACCAAGAGGTAACGCAATTACTCCTAGATTGACCAATGCCATTACTATTTGTTTATCCATAAACAACAGTCCCAAACATTGCGAATTGGACAATGATGTCTGCATCTCCAGCATCAATATCAAGTAGATCATATTGATAGTTGGGATAATGCGTGTGCAAATTCTTTGCGAGTATCCCTATTTGAGATTCTGCTGGAATTTGACCACCTGAACATCCTGTTCTTTTTTCTTTAACCACATAGTCGTTATCTACTAACGCAATTAGAGCTTCAATTCCCTCTCTAATCGTTGAGAATGTGACATCATCTCTGAATTTATTATCTTCAACATCCCATCCTTTATAGATACCTTTCTTGTAGTCGTAACTAATACAGTTATGCCAGTAATTAATTCCACCTTCACACGCTGTGATAAAAGTATCTTGAATAAATTCTTGGTGTTCTTCAAATGCTTGTTTCATTTTGCTAGCCATCAAGTAACCACCTTTCAATACCATCAGTAGGAACGTTCCAGTTATCCAGAAATTCCTTGATGAATGTCGCATCAATAGTTTTCTTACCGTGATACTCAAGTAGGTACTCGCATAGTTCCGTATAAAAATGTGTTCGGAGTGCATGACTGCAATCTGAACATATTTGCATACCTAATTCATTAATGGTGTGGTATTCAGCATCAGCGTTAGGACACATCATGCAATCAACTGCTTGACACTCGTAACACATATAGCCATCTACCAGTATTTCTTCCTCTAGCTCCTCAACATACACTTCATGGTCAGCAGGGATACGATTCACGAATCTTCCCGAACCATACTGTGTATCTTCAAAGCAATAAACACACGAATCTTCGTGTAGTTCATCCAATGTTTCAATACTCATCAGTATTCCTTCCTTATTAATTGGTTATCGCTTACACCTATAGGTATAGAGCGTTAGCGTTAATACTAACAGAATCCTTTAAAAAACATGCGTAACGTTTCGATTTCGTTATCCCTGGAACTAGCCCGACTGCTTCTGGTGAGTTTGCAAGTGAACCTATCCGAGCGAAATTAATCTTAGATGGTTACACATCTCCGTAAATAAACCTGTAAGGTAGGTTTAACCAATTAATAGGAGGTCAGTTATGACTGAAGAAAATAATAATCCACTAGACCCTATCCATGATCTAGGTAAAGCGTTAGCTGCACTTATTGGGGAACATTTACCAGCTCAAATTTTTAACAGTGACAATGTTTCTGAGATTCTGCGCGACGAGATAAGGGACGTAGTTAGGGATGAAGCTAATGGTGGTTCCATCTCGGATAGCTTGTACGACAATATCTCGGATTGCATTAGTGAATGCGAAATAGATAGTCACCAAGTTTATTATGGTCAAGGATTTTACCGAGAAGTTTACAATGAGATTGAGCATCTCATTATGAATTATGTTACTGAATTAGCAGGAGAGATAGTTGATGCTAAGTTAGCTAATCTTGAGATTGTAGTTTCCGAATAATAGCAATCGTTTAATAGTGATACGGAGGGGGTGAATTATGGACATCACAACAACAAGTAAGAAACAAGCGGATCAAGTTAGGGTAGATCTAAGGGATCAAAACCGTGACTTTCAGTCTGCAACAGTAAGCGTCTACGATGACTCTGTTGTAATCCGCGTTAATTACAATGACCTAGAAGTAACTCTTCCACGTTCGGTAGGGATAAGTCTCTTAAGGTCAGCGTCAGAGCAATATCAAGAAATTGAAGGTGATTTGGTTAGCTAATCCGTAGTAGAAAACCATAACCTTTAAAGCCAAAACCCACATAGCAGAATGTGGGTTTTGTGCTTTTTACCCTCTTTTAAGTCCCTCAGAATGCTCAGAATCGTAACTTAGGGTAGGTATAGGTGTCGCTATTAATAGTAATTTGTACGAATCAGAACATGTTTTGCTTTCTCTTCTCTTCGATTTCACCCGACCCGGAGTTAGCTGAACTACTTCTGGTGGTCTTGCGAGTGAAGGTCCATGATCTTC